AAAAGACCAAATGATACGTAATAGTATTATGAATACAGAAGACAAAGTAGAGAAACTTGAAGAAAAAGTAGATGACATTAAAAAAGATACAAGAAGTATTAATGAAACTCTATTAAACATGAACAACAAATAAGGTGAGATATGATAAAATATATACAATCGCTAGTACTACTACTTGGGTTATCTACATCCTCGTTATATTCGCAATCTGTTTCCTTGGATAGTTTTCAGGGTGTACAATTGCTTAATGTGCAGGATTACGCTGTTATACAAGTAAATGCATCTTGGAACTATGATAATAGGGTGAAAATAGAGCAGTTAAATAGCCTATGTTATATAGCAGAAATAGATATTGAAAATAAAACCATTGGAGATACTATAGCTAAGGAGTGGAATATTAAAATAGTACCCACTATTATTGTATTAAAAAGAGGTGAAGAGATTAAAAGATTTGAGCCTAACATTAGTATGAAATTTGATGAGAAAACTATAATAGAAAAAATTAGGAAAGAAGTAAAATAAGTGATAAATTTTACATCATGCGTGGAGTAAAAGAACAAGTTAGAAAAACTAATGGTAAAAAAAAGACTCGACAAGGGATGTCAAATAACACCAAGTACGGTAATAAATTAAGTAAGAATTACTATAAGAAACGAACCGTAGGACAAGGGTAATAATATAGTAACTAACAAAAGGAACACAAGAGATGACTAAGGAAGTAAAAGTAGACTTAAAACAAGAAGCAATGCAATCAATGGAAACAATGGTTGAACAACATAATGAGCTTGTTAAGGAATTACAAGAGTCTAATGGAAGATTAGCAGAAGTTAAACAAATGATTGTTGAGCATCAAGGATATATCAAAGGCCTAGAAGCGTGTGAAGAATCATGTAAACCAGGAGATAAATAATGGGACCATTATTAGGAAAATTACTTGCAAAGCTAGGAACTGAGAAGTTACTAAAAGCTATCGTATTACATTTAGGACAACACTTAGTTACTAAGTCTAGTAATAAATTAGATGATAAGCTTTTTGCAGAGATTAAAAAAGCACTAGCATAATAATTAATAATAGGAGGTTTCGTTGAAACTTAAGAAACGTGGAATTGTAATACCCGACCAGCACTATCCTTTAGAGAATAGAGCAGCAGTCGAATGTGTTAAGAAAGCAATACTTAAAGTAAAGCCTACAGTATTTGTAAATTTAGGCGACGTAGGAGAGTGGGAGTCTTGTTCAGCTTGGAAGTATAAAGACAAGAAGTTACCACCATTAGAGTTTCAGCTACCCCTAGTTGATGAAGAAATAAGATTAGTAAATGAAGGATTAGATGAGTGGGATGAAGTGTTGGAAGAAATCGGATGTAAAGAAAAGTATTTACTCCAAGGCAATCACGATATCTGGTTGGATAATTTTGCTAATAAGTATCCTTATCTTAATAACTACAACTTTTTTGAAGCGTGTAGGATTAAAGAAAGAGGATACCAGTACACGGAATACAACTTACCAATCCAAGTAGGTAAGTTGGTATTCTTTCATGGTGCGTTTGCGACAACATACCATGCGAAAAAACATTTAGAGACATATGGTGAGAACGTAATGTATGGACATGTACACGACATTCAACGCCATACCCAGACAAAGTTCAATAGCAGTATTGGTGCTTGGTCTATGGGTTGTTTAAAAGATATGTCTCATGAGAGTAATAAGTGGCTAAAGGGACGATTACATAACTGGGGTCACGCATTTGCTATTGTTGATTGGTTTGACAATGGTGAGTTTAAAGTAGAAACAGTAGAGATTAAAGATGGTAAAACAAGCGTATGGGGTGAAATAATTGACGGTAACAAGTAACTCTATCGGGGGAAAGTCTAAAGGCGTATCTACTAATAGTAGTAGAAGACTATATAACAAAAAGAAAAAGAGAAAAAAGAATGCCAAAAAAACTAATAAACGTAAGTAACTTTAGTGGTGGATTAAACAAGAACACTAACTCTCGTGATATGATTGCAGATGAATATCAAGTGATGTTAAATCTTAATAACGAAATACCAGGTAAGCTTACTACATATGGTAAGGTAGTAGCTGATGCTAAGAACGAAGCTAATGGTACTGCTATTACTAGCATAAATCACGGTAATGGATTAATTCATTTTAACTTAGATAGGGATATAACTGCTCCTACTCAAGTTAATAATAGAGAATATTTAGCTATTAATGATATAGTTAATAGCAAAGCTAAAGTTATAGATTATACAAGTACAACTTCGTCCGATACTGATATAGTTAAAGATATAACATATGCAACTAGTGGTGCTCATGAATTAGTTATGTATATGGCAGACGGTAGTCTACGAGTTGTTCCAAAACCTTTACAAACATACACACTTAACACTGCTGGAACACCAAAAGTATTGTTCTTCCAAGAACAAAACATAACCTTTGGAGATGAAAGTCCAACAGAGATTAATAAATCATATAATGCATACGAAGTTCAAGATTTATTTATTGGAGGTTTAACTGGTACTACTAATAGAAGTAATAGACTAGACCCTGAAAAACTTTACAAAGCATATCAAACTTTTAAACCTTTATGGAACTCTGAGATATGGTTTTCTATGTCATTAACAGCAGGCAATATTACAACAACAAACCAATGGTCGTATACAGAAGCTTTTATGCAAGCAGCATTTAGTGCTATACCAGATTCTGGGTATGGTTCAGGTGTAGATGATATTCGTGGTTCATTTTCTTTAATGGCTTATTTTGGACAACGTGCAACTCCAACTGATGAAGACACGGATTCATCCATTACTGTTTATGCATCTCTTTCTAATAAAAGGTATGGATTATGGGCAGCTCCTTTATATGAAAAAAATAAATATGAAGCTCCCGCTTACTTTATGGGTGATATTCCACAACAAGCTTTGATGACAGCTGATAAAAAAAGATTTTTATATTTTGGTATGTATGGTAGACCCCCAGTTACAAACACTCGTATATCTGGATATAAGATATATTGGGGATTAATTAATAATTTTGGAACACCAGGTGATGGTGTTATTCATGATGGTTCTGTAGAAAACAAATACTTATTTGCAGAAATAGATTTTACTAAAGGTATTCGCTATGCAGGTAAAAGTGAATATGCAGCTTTTACAGAAAAATTAACATCGACAATTGGTGGTAATTTCTATAATTGGATATACCCAAAAACTGGTTATGCTAATGCAAGTTATTTTGTAGGAAAAGAAATAGGTGAATTATCTATTCAAGAACCTTATATTCAAAAATCATTATCAGTAATAGGCCCACCTGGAACTGGGTTTAATACAGCTACTATTGCAAATAGAAAAACATACATTGGTAATGTAAAATATTATAATAGCGAAGATGAACTAGTGACTAAAAATGATAGAATATTAAAGTCTTTACCTAATCAATTCGATTACTTTGAAGAAGATGGTTTTATTGATGTAGAAGTAGAAGATGGTGATGACATAATAAAGTTAGCATCCTTAGGACAGAAACTATTAGAATTTAAAAAACGTGTATTATATATTATTAATGTATCAAGAAATATAGAATACCTAGAAGGAACATACGCTTTTAAAGGTTGTGAAAAAGATTATCACGTCTATGAAGGTGAAGGTTTTATTACTTGGTTTAATAGAAATGGTATCTTCTTTTATGATGGACAACAATTAACTGACATTGCTTTAAACGAATCAGGACAATCTATATTTAGTGATAATAGTTACTTTGATTTAGATAATGTTATAGGATACTTACCTAAAACAAAAGAAATATTTATAGCCAATAAAAATAACACTATTTTAAAGTATGACTTAAAGTCTCAATCTTGGACAGAAGGAGATGCTTTTGGTGTAGCGGGTTCAAGAGCTTTTACAAACTTTGTATTAAAGAATGATGAGTCGTTAACTTATTACCAACAAATAGATGCATCTGGAGAAAAAATAGAGTTACGTAATTGGAACCCTACTCCAGTATCATTTACTGGTTCAAATAAAACAATACTTAAAACAAAAGAATTTGACTTTGGTAATCCAACTGCTAATAAAAATATTAACACTATATATGTTAACTATAAAAATGGACAGAATATTACAGTAAAAGGATTCGGTACTAAAAGAGATGCATCAGCGGTAGCATTAGCTGATATTGGTGCAGATGCTTCATCATCACTATTAATAGATACATCAGGTGGGTTTAGAACCACTAAGATAGCTGTTAACAGCACTTTTAAAGACTTAGTGAGCTTTGGTATAGCCTTAGAGCTAGATGGAGCTTCAGCAACCGATTTTGAATTAAATGATTTACAAGTAGTATATAGGGATAAGGTATTTAGATGACCTTAATAAAAAGAACAAGACAATTAATTAACACTGCTTTGAATGAACGTTCAGAGATAGATAGGTTAAGACTTAAATCTGAAGAAGCAGAGCAGCAATATGAAACTCCATTGCAACCTACTGCTGTAATACCCAATCCTATAGAAGGTAAAAATGGAGATACAAAACTTATAACAGAAGGAGCAGACGTTTATCTTTACGTTAAAGTAGATAAAAGATGGATGAAAACTCAATTACAGGAGGTCAGTTAACATGGCAAGTAGAGCAGCGTTAGTTATGTCTCAATTACGAGGCAAGTTAGGTCAAATTTATAGAGATAGAAGTGGCGATGGAGGAACACTTACAGATATCACAGCTGGTGTTGTAGGAGCACAAGCAGGATACGAAGGATATAAATCAGTAGTAAATACTTTATCGCCTTTTAAAGAAAGTTATATGGAAGGTAAACATGAAGATAGTCCTAATTCTTTCAAAAGTAGGGTTGGTGAAAAATTTTACGGACCATATAGTAGAGAAAATTCTTCGATGTACTTTAAAGAACAATATGATGCTGGTAATCTTGACCCTAAATATTCTGAAAATGAAGATGGTTCTTTGTTATATTCTTTATATGACCAAGATTCAAAGAAAATGGTAGACACAGATTTAAATGCAAAAATATTTGGTGATGACGTACCGAAGAAACCTGATTTACCTAGACTTGAACAACAAAAAAACAATAACCAAGTAGAAGATGATAGGTTTATGAAATACTTACATGATGAAGTTGTTAATATGTATTTATTAAATACAGAAAATATTCAGTATAATAACTTCGGTCAGCAACAAAAAGTTAGTTTTAAACCAATAGGTCCATCAGGTTGGAACACTAATCCAGAAGGAGAATATTAATGCAAACAGTTATAGACATAATAAGAAAACAGAGAGGTGAGCAACAAGCTGATATGTT